GCCGAAAATCCGTCGAATTTCTTTCTTTCCTAATTTGTTTAGTTTAACATGCCGCGTCGTGACTATCAGGCGGGGCTTGACGCGGACAATCGGCGGGCAGCCGAGTCCAGCCTGTCGGCTCGCGATATTGCCAGCGATTACCCTGAGCCGGGCAACCTGCTGATCCGCGAAGCCTGTCGGGTCGACCTCCGACGTTTCTGTGAGTCGTACTTCCCGGAAGCGTTTGCGCTGCCGTGGTCCGACGATCACCTGCGAGCGATTAGCCGGATGGAGCAGGTGATCCTCGGCGGCGGCTTGTTTGCCTTGGCCATGCCGCGAGGGTCCGGCAAGAGCACGTTGGCGGTGCGGGCGGCGATCTGGGCTCTGCTCTACGGGCATCGGCGGTTTGTCTCGCTGGTCTGTGCGACGGAGGAGCTTGCCCGTCGGCTTCTGAAGCAAGTCAAGAGTGAGTTGGCCTTCAACGACGCGCTCGCTCGTGACTTCCGGCAGGTCTGCTATCCGATCCGTCGGCTTGAAAACAATGCCCGTCGCTGCATTGGCCAGTTGTTCCGCGGACGCCAGACTTTGGTGGATTGGTCCGATGACCGGGTTACGCTGCCGACGATGCCCGACGACGCCTGCGACGGGGTGAACGTCTCGGGATCGACGGTCACGGTCTCCGGGCTGACGGGGGCGTTACGCGGGCAATCGCACACGCTGCCGACGGGCGTAGTGATCCGGCCCGAGTTGGTGATCCTCGACGACCCGCAGACGCGGGAGTCGGCGATGAGCCCGAGCCAGTCGGCGTCACGGGCGGCGATTATCAAGGGCGACGTGCTGGGGATGTCGGGGCCGGGCCGCGAGATCGCGGCGATCATGCCCTGTACGGTTATCCGCGACGGCGACCTGGCCTCCGAGTTTCTGGACCGCCAGAAGTCCCCGGAGTGGGGCGGCCAGCGGACGAAGATGGTCTATGCCTTCCCAACGAACCTTGCTCTGTGGGAAGAATATGGCCGGATACTCCATGACTCGATGCGGGCGGATGGCGACGGCTCTGAGGCGACGGAGTTTTATCGGGCGAATCGCGAGGCGATGGACGCGGGGTCCGTGGTTGCGTGGCCCGCGCGGTTCGGGGCCCACGAGTTATCGGCGATCCAGCACGCGATGAACCTTCGGCTCCGCGACGAGCGGGCGTTCTTCGCGGAGTACCAGAACGAGCCGCTGCCGGAGGTGGACTCCCGGCCCGACGACCTGGTGGCCGATCATGTGGCTGCGCGCGTGAACCGACAGCCGCGTGGCACGGTACCGCCGGGATGCACGCGGCTGACGGCGTTCGTGGACGTGCAGGCCAACGTGCTCTTCTGGCTGGTCTGCGGGTGGGAGGACGATTTCACCGGGGCGGTCCTCGACTACGGCACGTTTCCCGACCAGAAGCGGCCTTATTTCTCGCTGCGGGACTGCAAGCACACGCTATCGCAGGTCGTGAAGGGCGCGGGGCTCGAGGGGCGGATCTATGGCGGGCTGGAGAAGCTCGCGGCGTCGGTGCTGGGACGGGAGTGGCCGAGCGACGATGGATTGATGATGCGGGTCGAGCGATGCCTGGTGGATGCCAACTGGGGCGACTCGACGGAGGTGGTCCGCCGTTTCTGCCGGCAATCGGTGTTCGCGGGCATCCTCATGCCCAGCCACGGCAAGTTTCTAGGCGCCAGCTCGAACCCGATGAGCGAGTGGCCACGACAGGCCGGCGAGCGTCGGGGCGTTGCCTGGCGGGTACGGACTAAGGATCGCGTGCGGAGCGTGATCTACGACACAAACTACTGGAAGAGCTTTGTAGCCCACCGGCTGTCCGTGCCGATGGGGGACCGTGGGGCGCTGACGCTGTTCGGCGACAAGCCGGAGTCACACCGGCTGCTGTCGGATCACCTGACCTCGGAGTACCGGGTGCGTGTGGAAGGTCGCGGCCGGGTGGTTGACGAGTGGAAGCAGCGTCCCGACCGGCCGGATAATCATTGGTTCGATTGTCTCGTCGGAGCAGCGGTGGCGGCGTCGATCCAGGGTGCGACGCTGCCGGAGGCCGCGCTGGCAACGGAGCGTCGGCAGCGAGTGAGCTTCCGCGCTGCGCAGGAGGCGAGGCAGCGGGATCAAGTCGCGGCGCCGAAGGGTCGCGTGAGTTTCCGCGCGATGCAAATGCAGAAGGCGAGGGCGTGAGATGTCGACCAACGACGAGAACGCGCAGGCTGCCGAGGACGCCCTTGTTGCTGCCGTGGCGCATCCCAAGCGGATCCGAGGCGATGCGGGCGAGGTCGAGGAGCACTCGCTTGATGAACTGATTGCGGCCGACCGCCACCTCGCGGGCAAGGCTGCCGCTGGCAATGCGCGTCGCGGTGTGCGGTTTGCGAGGCTGATACCCCCGGGGGCCGACTGAACGGGCATGGGCACGAGCACGGTGAGAATCCTCGGCCCTGACGGCCGACCGTTTGCTGGCCGCGCGGCGCGGGTCCGGGCCCGGTACGACGCCGCCCAAACGACCGATGACAACCGCCGGCACTGGGCAATGGCCGACGGGCTGTCGGCCCGCGCGGCCAACTCGCCGGACGTGCGGAAGAAGCTCCGCGAGCGGGCCCGCTACGAGGCCGCCAACAACTCGTACTGCCGCGGCATCGTCGAGACGCTGGCGAACGACCTCGTCGGCACGGGACCACGGCTCCAGCTTCGCGGTAACAGTGTCTTCGAGAATGCCCGGGTCTCCGCGTTGTGGGACCAGTGGGCGGCGGCGTGCGGGCTGGCCGAGAAGCTCCGCACGATGCGGAAGGCCCGGGCGGTCGACGGCGAGGTGTTTGCCCTCTTGATCACCAATCCTCGGCTTGTTGGCACCGACGTCCAGCTCGACCTGCGGCTTGTCGAGGCCGACCAGGTCGCCACGCCCGACCTGTTTCTCCCCGATCAACAGGCGGTCGACGGCATCCGATTTGACCAATGGGGCAACCCGGTCGAGTATCACGTGCTCCGCTTGCACCCGGGCGAGTTGTTGATGTATGGCACGGGGATGGAGTACGACCGAGTCCCCGCGTCAGGAGTGATCCACTGGTTCCGGGCCGACCGCCCGGGCCAGGTTCGCGGTGTCCCGGACATCACGCCGGCGATTCCGCTGTTCGCGCAGTTGCGACGGTACACATTGGCAGTGATCGCGGCGGCGGAGACGGCCGCCGACTTCGCGGCGGTCCTGTACTCGGAGCTGCCGCCTGACGGCGAGAGCGTCGATGCCGATCCGTTCGAAACGCTCGAGATCGAGAAGCGGATGATGACCACCTTGCCGGCTGGGTGGAAGTTGGCCCAGCTCAAGGCGGAGCAACCGGCAACCACCTACGAGATGTTTAAGCGGGAGATCCTCAATGAGATCGCTCGCTGCTTGAACGTCCCGTACAACGTCGCGGCGGGTAATTCAAGCGCATACAACTATGCCTCCGGGCGGCTTGACTATCAGACCTACTACCGCTCGCTCGCTGTTGACCAGTACCACCTCGAGACGGCGGTGCTCGACCGGATCTTTCGGGCCTGGTTGGAGGAGGCCTATCTGGCTGGGCTGGTCGACGCGCCGCCCGACCGCGAGCTTGGCTGGCCGCATCAGTGGTTCTGGGACGGGCCAGAACACGTCGATCCAGAGAAGGAGGCCCGAGCGCAGGAGGTGCGGCTGGCGAACCACACGACGACGCTGGCCGATGAGTGGGCACGCCGCGGCCATGACTGGCGAGAGCGGCTCCGGCAGCGATCGGAGGAAGTGAAACTGATGGCCGAGCTGGGGCTGACGCCAGCCGAGGTGTTGCCAGCGGCGACGTCCGGCGAGGACACCGACTCCGGCGGGGTCCGGGAGGAGACTGCGATGGGGACGATGCGATTAAGGGCCAACGCCCCGGCCCCGATGGTGATCCGGGCCGAGGGTACAGTTACGATCGAGGCGGCTAAAGGGGATGGCAAGCGGCCCACATTCGAAATCGTCGGCTACACTGGGGCGCCGATGCTGATCGATGGCTTTTATTCGCCGGTGATTGTCGACCTTAACGGGTTGAAGGCGGCTCGCGAACGCATTCCCATTTTGCTCGACCATGATACCAGCCGGATCATTGGGCAGGGCACCGCGATGATCGACTCTGGCGGGGTGCGGATCAGCGGCACGATCACCGGTGAGGACGATGACGCAACGAAGGTTATCACACACGCGCGGAACGGTTTTGAATGGCAAGCATCGATCGGCGCATCGATCGTCCGGCAGGAGTTTTTGAAGGCGGGTGAGAAGGCGGTGGTCAACGGTCGCGAGGTCGCTGGCCCGATGCTGATTGCCCGTGAAGCAAGATTGCAAGAGACGTCGTTCGTCGCCATTGGCGCGGACTCGCAGACGTCGGCAAACGTGGCCGCGTCGAATCCCAAGGCCTCCATTTCCCAGGAGACCACGATGTTTGATCAGTGGCTTCAGGCCCAGGGGTTCGACCCGACGGCCTTGAACGATATCCAGAAGAAGATCCTGAAGGTCGCGTATGACGCGGAGAATAAGGCGGTGGCCGTGCCGCCCGCGGGCAACGCCGTCTCGGCGATGAACGCATTTGAGGAGACAATGGCGAAGGTCCGCGCCGAGGAGGACCGCAAGGCGAAGATCACTCAGGTCGCCGCCCAGTACCTCGCCGACCGCCCGGCCTTGGCCGATGAGATCGAGCAGATGACGAAGGCTGCGATCGAGGCCGGCGTCACGCCGACCGAGTTCGAGCTTCAACTTCTTCGCGCCATGCGGACGACGGTCGGCATCGTGCGCGGGAAGGACACTCGGGCGAGCGTCAAGGTGATCGAGGCCGCGCTTTGTACAGCCGGCGGGCTCCACAACATCGAAAAGCACTTTGATGCCCAGACGCTGGAGGCGGCGCACCAGCGGTACCCGCACGGGCTAGGCCTGCGCGATGTGCTAG